ATCCCCTTCTGATAATAGCCATTTAGCAAAGGCTCAGACGCGATCGACCGCTTGGTCTTAAACGTCTTGGGTACAAAGCTAATGTTATTATGCGTTACCAAATCCACCCGACTCGCTACTCTAGAGGAAAATTCCTCGAAATCGTAGCACACAAACTGGCGATCCGGGTCCCTAAGGACGTAATCGCGAATTTGTGCATGTTTCCATAGAGCCATGGTGCACTTCGAGAGCGCCAAGCGAGTACAGGACCACCTACTAGCCAAGAGTTTCCTGGCTATGTTAGTGCGATTCCCTGTAACTCCTACGCTAGCCCCCGGGCCGAAATCGCACAAGTCATGGATACGATCTAGGTTGGGCAACTGCCCAATCGTCGACCGTATCCAGCGTCTAGCTTCCTGGATCAATTCCGGGTAGCGAAAGCCATCCCCCATTTTGAGGGCGGCCAGACGCTGATTAATCCTCTTACAACGATGCTCTGCTACCTGGAATTTCTTCCAAGCAGCAAGCTCCGGGTCGAAACCCGGTGCCTCATCGGATGTGAAAGGATATTTCTTGACCAATGCGACCAGCTGTTCCTTCACGTACCAATCGAGTACGCTGGCATGTTCTACAGTGCCAAGGGAATCAGCAAGAGATATCACTTTGAGCCAATTCCTCGCACGAACGGCGCCATGCCATTCGTTAAAGGTCTTGTCTCCCAGTGAGCTCTTCGACCGGATGAGAACTCTGGACAGTAGTTGAGCATAAAGCTCACCCGCTGGTTTTGCGGCCCGCATTACTGCGAGACGCTTCACTTTGCCTTTCATCATGATCGGCACTCCAGAGGGACGGGTTAACGAGCCGTCCGAGAGAGAGGGATACTCGTGTCAGGGTCTACGTACCAACCGCTGAGCATGGCCTCCAAGACAATGGTGTCAATACCATAGCCCTGGAAATGCCAATTCAGCACTTGGTTGTAACGCCTCTGTTGATCCCGGTCTTCGGGAAATCGTCGGAATTTCATCCGATCGATCTCCTCCAGAGTCGGTTTCGCGAGAAGACAACGGTTAAGGTCAAACGTCGCAGAGAACTGATACATGAACTTTCGATCACTCGAAATTTCCATGATCGGTCTTACGACGAAGGCCGTTGGCCGGAGACGACCCCACATCTGAGCTGAGATAGTACAAAGCGCTGCATTCATCGATGTTAAGTCGAAGATACGGCACTTCGTATTTACATCTGACTTCACGTCAGGTGTGCTCTTCCCAAGGTGCAGGTACATCTCGTACACAGGGTAAACGTGAACAAACGTAGACATTACAAACTCCTTACATGAAGGTGAAAGATGATACATGTATCCCAGTGGTATTCCGGCATGCCGGAACTTCAAGGAAGCACCCAAACATCAGAACGCCGGAGCGACTGCGCCAGTCACGATGTTAACAGCACGAATGATCGGAGCGAGAAAATCCCGCCCGAACAAAGTGAGTAACAGAATGATCGACACAACGACCCAGCGATTGAGGACGAAGTGGTACCTTTTGGGTTCACCACCTCTAAAGTCGTTATTATACACGACGATGTGCCTCTTACTGAACGATTGTATGCTTCTTGAAGAGATTACCACCGTTGCTAGCGATGATGAAATCGCCAGCGTCGTCCCTCAACGCATCGACGTCGGCATCTGCAGTCCCAGCGGGATATGCAATACTGCCTTCGAAGAATGCGTCGTACGTTTCACTTCCAATAGTGACCGTACGGACGAACTTGACGCTTGCACGCACCATGCCCGGGAACGTTGCCGTCGGCTTGGCCTTAGTCCGCTTGAGGTCAAAGTAATCTTTGACAGAAGCGGTCTGGGCCGGGCCGACATGACGCCCCGAGTCTGGGGTGGGGTTGGTATCGAAGGTATATGCCTTCGTATTGAGCGTAACGCTCATTGACTACTCCATCTTACTGTTAGGTTGAAAGTACTCTGCCGAAGCAGAGAGCGATGACTAACGCCAGGAAGCCGTGATGAGTCTTGGGAAAAGGTTACATGCTAGCGCATAAGCGTCAAAAAGACGCTTATCCGAGCCGATCTGTTTGATCGACGTCCAGCGTGGAACTAAACCCCTCGAAACACCAGGGTGCCTGTTGGTAGTCTCATTTTCGATGGCATAGCCACCGGAAGTGCTCTTGACGTTAGTATATGAAGATGAACCTATCCACGTCGACTCAACGTCGCACGTAGACGAGTACGTCTCACGTACCACCGTCCAAGAGGCTAGCTGCTTAACTCCAAGGGGCATGACAATTGAGTTCACAAATGGACTCAAATTGACAAACCAGTCCGCAACGAAGCTATAGGGTATTAGCTCTATAGCCGCGCCAGGGATTTCCTTGAACGAAATGCCATATCGGTTCAGAGACCAGTCAGGCCGGTATAAAATACCAGCACTAACTTGGCACTCATACAACCAATTGACCGTGTACAAGTCTTGGTAAAAGTTACCAGACTTGGACTCAGTCCATACTCCGGAATCGGAATATGAGGCACTTCCCCGAGCGGTATCCCGCACGAGTTTTATCTTCGGTCCCACAACAGCATCCTCAATGAGATACATAATTGGCATGATACCATAACGGTACCGTAACCAATTAGCGGTAATCACCTTGTTGATGCCACCCAGAGCGGTGATAGCCTTAGCTGACAAAGGTTTGGTACGACTCAACTCCCGGTATAAATGACGGTTTAATCCGTCAATCCGGGGGCGAAGAGTATCCCTTACTTTGTGTGCTTCGGCAATCTCAACTAAGCCCTGGATATCGCTGCTATTAAGGGCAGCGAGGGCCTTAGTCCCCGCTTCTGCTTTTAAGGCAGAAAGAGGAACTCCTGCAGGGCGATTTCCAATCGGACACAAGGCTGGAGAGGTATACCAGAGATCACCTTCAAAAGTTTTGATGGTGGCTCCGGAACCACTATTGCGCTGGTATTTAAAGCCAGTCCAATAATGGTTGTACTTAACCTTGCGGTTAGAGTACGAGTGGTTGATTACTTCGCCCCGTGCAACACGGGAACGGTAACCGGGACTAACCCAATCAAAAGTTGCGTTATAGTCCCCTCGATTAGCAGCACGATGCGGAGTGGTAGCGGTTGTACTGGAACCGTTAAAAGCGGTCTCAGTATAGTGCCTCACACCATAATCCACATCATCTGACACCCTCGAACGAGGGTAAGCAGAAACTGCCATCATTGGTCTCCTCTTGTATCAGTCTTGGTAAAACCTCGCGCAAGCTAGGTATGTGGAACAGAAAGCAGTGCTAGCACTGCTAAGCGAAGG